CTACGGTTAATGAAGTGACTTAACTGATCCTGTTCAGTTACATCAAGTTCTCCACCAGTCCCTATGAGGGCTGATGCTGTTTTAAATAAATCTCCGTAGGTTCTGGTCTGCATTAGATTTTGTTTGGAGTAAGCTCTGGGAACTTCTTATTGTAATACTTTAAAAATTCTTTAGAATGCACGGTTTCTCTACCGTATTTCTTGATTAGTCGGAAGTATTCTCTCGGTGGAATACTGGCAACTGGTTTGCCGAGCGTTGGGTGCGTGGTACCCCTTAATGCTCGGGCTTCTTTGGCTGCGCCTTCGATTCTTTGTTTTTCTGTCTTTCTTTCTAGCTTGAAACCGTTCTTGATTTCATTCATGAAAGCGCGATCAATCTCGCCATCTGAGTAGCGTTTAAAATTAGGAACAATTATATCCATATTAAAAAGGCGGGGGGCTTGCGCCCCCCAACCAGAATTTAATTAGTTAAGATCGCAGATCTCGAACTTGAGTTTGATTTCACCTGCGGTTAACTCATTGAGCGAATAAGGAGCATCGTTATCAGTATCAGGACTGAATAGGATGTCAACGGTATCGGCAGCCACATAGACTTTGCCGTTTTCATTGTCCAGTAATGCACCAGTATTAGCTACATATGTAATTTCAGTTGCATCAACATGGATGTCAGCAGCAGTTAGGTAACCATCTGGATCATCTCCGTCTCCAACTGTAATCGTTAGGTCATCTCCAGAGCCACTGTCGTTGAAGGCAGTGACTAGTTTAGCTGATGCTTTAGTTACAAGAGAACCTGCGGGAATAACATATGTGAATGTTTTAGTCGCACGGTCTGCAAGAGTACCAGCATTAGCTACTGAAAAATCTTCAAACGAGATTGTAACTTCATCGGTAAAACCCTGTGGGTTTTCATTTATAGTTAATTTAGCCATAGTATTATATCTCCTTGGTTAATTATTAAGCAGCTGTGATCTTACCGTGAGCACCAGGGTGGTATACACCGAGGGTCAAAGCGCAATCAACGAAACCGCGTTCACCACCACCTAGGTTAGGCAGACGAGTGCTTCCCATTGGGATTAGCTCATGAATACCGTAGTATTCTGGATTAAGGATATAACCAGACATTCCTGCTTGTGTGCCTTGAACAGGCATGCAGTCAGGGTTGCCGTTTACAACAGAAACTACACCGTGATCGGACTGATACAGGTCAACGGACAACTTAATTGTGCCGCTGTTACCATCGTAGTTAACCGAACGCACGGATTCTGTTCCTGCGCCATTAGCAGCATACGTAGAACCGAATCGAGCGAAGTCACTGATGTCTTGACGTAGGGCTGTGTCAGCAATGAGCATTAGGTCATTGGTTGAACCAGTTACACCAAAGATGGATGTAATGATTGCATTGAGGTCGCTTTCAGCAAAACTGTTAGCCCCTGTATCTTTGATGCTTGGACCAGGTGTACGGAACGAAGAAGGAACATTACCTGAACCAGCAGCATTTTGAATCCAGTCACCAAGACCACCAAGAGCAGCAGCAGTACCTGAGCCGTCTTCGGTTGCCTGAGTGTTAGCAGATGCAATAGTGAACTCAACGTCGCGCTTCATTTCGCGGATTGCCTTAGCTTCAGCTTGAGCAATCTTGGCTGGACCAACGGAATCGACAGCTTNNGGTGTTTCTTCTGGAGCGAGGATAGTCAAGACGTCGGTCAAGTCTTCGCGGTTAGAAACAGCCGAACCCGTATTAGTGGTATCGAATGTATTCGAGAATGACATAGTATTTATTATTTATTAGTTAGCGATTTGATTAGTTAGCGTGAAGCCATTTGCAGCCTTCTTAGGGCAGCGAAATCTCGGGGATTACCCGAATTTTTGAATTGATCACTGGCAGCCTTAATAGTTTTTAGGGCGTTTGACACTTTCTTATCGGACTTAGCCGATCCAGGAGTTCCAGATGGTGGAACTAATCTCGACGGTTTGGCTTTGGTTGCAGTCTTCGCGGGTTGCGCTAGGACCTTCCTGCCATACATACTGTTGGCTGCATGCGCTAGAAGATAAGGCATTTGAGCAGCTACCTCGGGGTCAAGTCCATCAATGTTTGATAGTCTAGGGTCCTCGAGCATCTGTTTGTATTTTTGGTTTACTTCATTGTCATCTTGCATCCAACTTAGTTCTTCATTGGCTTGCTCCTGCAGAGATACTTTTAGTTCTGCAGCGCTTTGTCGCCTTTGAATTGCTTTAATTTGGGCTGGGATATACTTTTTCTCCGCTTTTCTAGCAGCCTGCAAATGCTTCCTTACCTCGGACTTGGTGACTTCTTTGCCATCAATCTCGGTAATTGGGTCATCCGCAGAGTAACCGTCACTGTTGAATATTAAATCCTCCGCCCATTCAATGACCTGCTCAACTTCTTCCTGCACATCTTGCAGTTTTTCCATTGAATTCACGTCCCTGTATGGGTTCTCGGACTCCTTGACCTTCGGTTCTAGCTTATTGGACATTTCAGATCTGAGTCTTTCTAACTCAGCTTCAGCTGCCTTTCGCTTTGCCGTCAGTTCGCCGAATCTAGCTACAGCTCTGCTCCCGAGTTTATCGGAAAGCTCACGAAGCTCTTCATCGGACATGTCATCCAGTTCAATCTGTGAAAGAACATCATCTTCACTCTCGGTTTCCTCCTCCTGCGGTTCTTCCTCTGCAGTTTCATCAATTTCGACCGCTTCGTCAGCGGCTACTTCAGTAGCTTCTTCTTGCTCCTGGTTGACTTCTTCTACAGTTTCTTCAACAGCAGTTTGATTATCTTGCTCTTCGACGGGAGGATTGAGTTGACCAATTCTCCTGTTAATGAACTCCGACGGTGATATGTTAGTCGCTTGCTTTGGTTCAGCTGCAGCGTCAGCTGTTTCATTGACTTCACTCATAATTTACGCTTTTTACGCCAGCGATGGCGAGGTTGTGATTATAGCACACGATTTTTGTCTATGCTCTATGCGTCAGGAAATCTTTTAATTAAAAAATCCCAGTTGCATAAGGCAATGATTTCATCGTAAGCCAAAATTTTACCAGATATCTGGCTGAGCCTGTCTATGTCTGCTGAGTGCAGTTCCTTGATGCAATCTTCTCGCATCGTTACTACTTCTCTTATTAGACCTGCGAATGCTTCATGATTCTGAAGCACGTTTAAATTATCCTGTAGCTGCACTTAACCTTGTCCCTCTAAGTCTTGGGTTTGAACTTCTCCGACGGACGCCGCTTCGGTTCCGTAGATTCCGAACTGCGTAGCGTTTACTTGCTGCTGCTCCTGGAATGTGTATTGCTGCATGTATTTCTGCATTCTCTGTCCGAATGCTTGATCCTGCTGCATTCTTTGAGCAATGTCAGGCTGCTGCATGTAGTTCTGTATGATTGGCATTGCTGCTGCTCCACCGTTAGGTCTAGCAGGCATCTCTATGCCAGCAAATATCTTGGATAGGTCATCCAGGATGTCCTTCTGGACATCTTCTGCTGCAGTTTCTGACTTCTGCAGAATGACGTCAGCAAGGATTGGATCAATGCTACTAGCATAGGCAATCAATAGATTGTCCACGTTGATTCTTCCGTTCCTGTCTAGTTTAACTAGATCCACGAGCTGCTTGAGTTTTGCTTCTTGCGTCTCTGGGTCAGTGTTGATACTGTCGTAGGAAATGCTGATATCGAAGTTCTCGTTGGGGTCTCCCTTGCTGAACTCTTGCGGGTCTGGAACTCCAGTTACCCTGAAGAAGATGTAGTCAGGACCGAAGCGCTGAAAGCAGGTAAAGCACATGCGCATAACCTCTGCACTGTGCTCAAGAAACTTGTCCACAAGGAACTGCTTCTTTACCTTCGAGATCTCGCTGTCCTCATCCAAGCCCATGAGTCTATCAGCCTGAGCAAGTTGCGTCTTCTCCATTTCGATGCTGCCATCTGCGGAGTTAGCATCTGGGGTATCGGCGAACTCGTAGTCGTCCTTCCTTCTGCGAGGAATGTATCTGCCTGGGCCCCAGTCCTGCGGAGCCTGGTTCACTGGGTGCATGATCGGAGGCAACGTAGATAAACTGTTCCTGTCTATCCTGCTGTCCCTTTCAACCTTTACCTGGTTCTGGATGCCCCGAAGGAGATCTGGAACTGTCGTTGTATCGTATAGTCGCTTGCTGTCTTCTGCGAGTCTAGTTACAATGACGGGGTAGTCATCGTATCCGTTCATGAGCTCGAACTTGGCGTATTGACTGTCTGCAGAGCTGCCTATTTCTCTGTGAAAAATTGTTCTGTAGATTCCTTCTGCCCCGTCGTCAGGGTCAACCAATCTCTGGAAGCAATGAATAATCTCGACGAGGTCATTGGCTTCGTAGGTGCTTTCTCTTAGTCCGTCGCTCCTTCTTATGCCTTGTTCGTTCTCTACTGTATCTTGGTTTACACCTGAGTATCTTTGTATTACGTTTTCAACGAAGTCCGCGTCCCAGTCGTCCGTTAGGATTTTGTTTTCTAGTTCCTGCGGAGTGTAATAACTTCTCCAGAAGCAGTAAGGACTGCGCTGCGGGTCCGTTACATAAGAAGGGAAGAAGAAGTCCCCGTCGGGAGATAGCGTCTTTACGTCTGGAGCATCGATACTCCGTCTAATTGTGGGTAGCTCCGCGTAGCCAGTTTTTCTTAGATCCTTGACCGCTTTCTTGCCTCTCTTGTCCGTTACACCATCGTAGGCTGCCTTGAGTCTATCGATGATAGCTTCGTCGTCACCTTCGTCCATGAGGGTTCCAATCTCTG